TATTCATAGTCACTGTGCTTTCCGCGGTATTCCCTAGTATTCCTAAGATTTTCTCGATTAACTTTATTCCATTCATATTCACCGCTAATATTTTTGGCCTTTTATTTGTTGCCTGGCTCTATATTCGCGGCAGAAATAAATATCACGACAAGAAAGAAGACGACGAAGTTGGACATAGCACACTATTCAAATTCTTGCGTGGTTTACAATTTCACCCAAAACTTTTTGGTGTTGACGTTAAACAGTGGACTAACTGTAGATATGGTATGATAGGATGGCAAGTTATTATTATGCTATTTATGTATTACTATTTCAACGAACATGGTTTCAATAGTGCAATTTTCACTACAGTAATCTTACAGAGTATTTACATTGGAAAATTCTTTTATTGGGAAGATGAATATTTGCGCAATACACTAGATATTGTTTTGGATAGAGCAGGTTATTATATCTGCTGGGGATGCTTAGTTTTCTTGCCTGCGCTTTACACCTATACTACATATTTCTTGATTAATAGGAAACCCGATGTATCATGGAAGGTATCACTATTAATTTTCCTATTGGGTGTATATTTCACTTACAAGAACTATGAAGTGGACCATCAAAAAGAAATATTCAAACGTGATAAAGAGAATAGTATTATAAATGGCGAGAAGCCTAAATATATGGAAGTTCAATATACTCGTGATGGTAAGGTTGTAGATAGTAAATTACTACTCTCAGGACACTGGGGATGGTCTCGTCATACAAATTACACTTATGAAATCTTAACATCGGCTATGTGGAGCGCACCAGGATACCAATTTGGACCTGTTCCGTTTGTTTATTTGTTATACATTACAATACTTCTAGTTCATCGTATCTATCGCGACGAGGCTAAATGTAGGAAGAAATATGGAAAATACTGGGAGGAATACTGTAAACGTGTTCCATACAGATTAATTAAGGGTGTTTACTAGAGTTTTTAAATCCTGTGCGCGTTTAATTCTATTTTTTTTTCTATATTTAAAAATTATCCTACTCGTAATAGTAGGTAGTAGTCAAGTAAGCTTACAGCAATTTTCAAGTGTTTATATTAAACTAAAAATGCTTACTGAGGGTCTCATGCGACCCAAATTATAGCCCAAGTGGTGTAGTGGTATCATAGTTGCCTTCCAAGCAATTGACCTGGGTTCAATTCCCAGCTTGGGTACCTTTTCACCCTGTAGCTCAGTTGGCAGAGCGGGAGATTGTAGTGGTTATTATTAAAATTCTCTAGGTCGGTGTTTCGAGTACACCCGGGGTGAAAGTTCTGCTATTGTAGAACTTTTGGAATTTCTTAATTATTAAAAGAAATTCCTTATTCCAGAATTATTTTCTAAGTTTATATAAACTATTTAAAGATAAATGGACGGATTATAGTATCCCGAGAAATGTCATAATCAGTATAAATGGCATAGGATTTCTCGAGGGTCAATCATGTTTATCTAGTTAAGTAGTTTTGTAGTCTGTAGCATTTGATAGGAGCACGTCTCCCAAATGTAGTTCCGCTGAAACGCATCACGCATGCCTTCAAGAACCTTTTAGACTACCTACAGCAAACAGTAGCGTATGGTGTATATAGTATTTATTATAACAATCTACGGATTGTATTTAGAGTGGGAGTTAATCGCCTCAGGAAGAGGGATAACTCGAGAGTGGATTGGAATGGAGTAGAGTAGAGATTAGAGGTAGGAGCATTAAGTGGGTATGAAGTTGGGGACTTGCGACCGAAGTCCTAATGCGTTAGACACTTCTCTAATATATAAACTGGCGGGGAAGAGATATATAAATAAATGCGCACCCTTATAGCTAACGCGAGTATTTCATTTATAAATTCCCTCCTATGTTTAAAAAATTTTCAGATGTAAGCTAAGTGATTTACTTATATAAGAACATACTGGACGTTCTGGAGAGTAGCGGACACTTAGCACGGGTGGGTCTACAATAGTGTAGAGTATTATTATCAACAATTTTTTGAAACGGTAAGTTATTATTAAAATCTATTTATTGAATTAAAATAACAGCCTTACTAACCAATTATCCCCTGAGTAATTTATTTTCGCACGCATGTAGGTATAGAGTAAAGAGAGAGGCCCACGGGAGGTGGGACACTCATCGACGGAGTTCGAGACGGAGGAGCAGCAGCAGCAACGAGTAGGAGAAGGAGACGGAGTTCAAGTTCGAGGATTACTACGATTACTAGACGACAAGCGCCTTTCACTATAGCGCTTGGCCTGGGTCTAGGGAAGGAACCAGGATGACTGATAGGAATAGACTATCTTTTTAAAACCAAAATCGGTGTTCTTATTAATTTAGTGTAGGGTTCAAGTCCCTCATTTGGTTTTCCCTTATAATTTTATTTTTTGTATAACTACTTAAAAAAATAAGCAGTTTTCTATCCAGACAAATAAAACTTAACAGCACTATTATGACCATGCCTTACGATACTTATTATCATAGTGATTACGTTAGAGAATATACATATGAAGATTTTGAGGAAATTACATTCGACCATACTGATATGTTTATATTGAATCCACACAAAAGGGAAATGCAGCTTAGGAAAGAATACTCACTTATTTACTCTACTATTATGATTGCCTGGTGTGTTTATGTTGTAAGTAGCTTCTTTGCTGCTCACTCTATGGAATTCAGGCGAACAGTAAATTATTATTTAGACTCTTACGTTTATGAAACCGAAGGCGAAGAGAGCGACGATAGCGAAAGTGAGAGTAGCGATGATGATGAGAGCGAAGAAGATTATAGTCCAACAAAGGCTGGATATTCTCCTACCTGCCGCAGAGGGTTATACACCGATAGCACAGAATACAGCGAGAGCGAAGAGCCAGAAGAAGCTAGTGAAGAAGAAACTGAAGATGAATACAGCGGTGGAGATACTGGCGAATACGATATTCCTCAGCCAGACTATAATGAAAGTAATTTGAATGAACGAATTTATAGGCTTGACTAAATAATAATGGCACTAGAAGTGCTAGAAGCACTATCATTTCATTTTTAATTTAAAATTGACTTGTGAATTCAAAGTCTAGAATAATCATAACACTAATATAACATTCTTATGGAGTATTACCCCAAACACGCCGATGAACTTTCACAATACTCTACAGGGAATTTAGAGTATAAGAATGGAGAATACTACATTAATACAGATATAGTAGAAAACAACAGAGCACTTCATGGTGATACAGTATATTACGACAAATTTAATAAGAGTGTTATGGGAATTCACAGTCGCAGCGGAGAGAAGTTTGTTGGAGTTCTCCGGTTGGACGATAATAAACGCTATGGGTTCAACAAGAAAAATGTGCCTTACGTGAAATTCTCCAGCGTTTCTGGTAAATACCCTGATTTTATAGTGCCGTGTAAATTGCGCAGTCGGGAAGCGCGATACTGTATTATTAGTCTTAATAGGTGGGATACCCGAGACAAACACCCTGTAGGACAGATTGAGGAATACCTTGGAGAAGTGAGCGACGAATATTCCACAGTTAAAATGCTTCTCGCAAAAGTAGGGATACGTCGAACTGGAAGGCGAATAGAATACAACCCAGTTCCTGATATTCAACATCTCAAGCCTGACTATCATACTTTTAGTGTTGACCCACAGGGGTGTCGAGATATCGATGACGCTTTCCACTTCAAAAAATATACGACTGGTGAAACGGAAATCGGCATCCATATCGCAAATGTTGCTAGACACTTGAAGAGCGCTAAATTGCCTTTCTTCTCTAGTATTTACTACAGGAATGGAGAACAAGATAATATGATAGGTAATGACTGGTCTTACAACATTTGTAGTCTTGTAAATGGAGAACACCGGATGGCGCTAAGCCTTATCATTAAATTTCGCGGAGATTGTATTGTAGCAAAGAAATTCCAGGAATGTATTGTAAAAAATACTGCGTTGAGTTATAGTGAAGCTAATAGTGAAAGCTGTGAAAAGGCTCCTGGCGTGCGGGACCTTCTCGAATTCAGTAGGGATTACTTCGAGGAACCAGATTTGAACGCACAGAAGATGGTTGAGAAATTTATGATTATTTACAATTCAAGTGTCGCTAGTAAATTGTATTACTCTAATCCTGATGACGTAATCTTACGGACACACGCAGGACAAAAAGGAATTAAGGGAATTACATCAACCCATAGTGCTCTTGACGAGTTCATTAACCGCAGACAGATGGAAGCCGCAGTTTATGCTATCGCACCTGAAGATACAACCCATAAAACTCTCGGAGTTGATTTCTACACACACGCTACTAGCCCTATTCGAAGATACGTGGATATTATTAATCAGCATATGTTAATTAGTTGTATCGATAAGTCTTACACTTGGTCCAGGGAGGATTTCCTAGTTGATGTCGATGAGATGAATGAATTCAATAAATCTTTGAGGAAATTTTACAATCATTACAAGAAACTAGAGATTATTCATTCAGGCATTCTGGAAAGTGAAAGTGAATTGATGGAATTTGAGGCATTTATTGTTGGCATTAAAGGAGTGAAATTAGAAATATATATTCCAGAACTGGATATTACACACAAAACACAGATTATCTCGCCCAAACTTCTTATGGCTGGTGATGTTAAGTTCTCTAGTGGTGAAACATGGACTAAAGTGAATGACGTAGAGTATTCGTTATATCAGCGCATTAAGGTTTCAATTACGCCTCGTCATAGTGAATGTGTTTTCAACCGGAAACTGCACGTTGGTATTATCTAAATTTAGGATGGGTATTTAGTTTCATCAAAATATTTTTTTACTTTTCTTTTTTAAATGACATTTAAATGGATTAAAATATCACAACCTCTTTTTTATAAACTTTTATATAGATGTGAGGTAACAAAGACTAATACTAGTTGGATTGAATTCTATGATTCATCAAATGGTGAAATTATAAAAAACTATAAATACAAGGTTTATTGTAGTTCAGGTGGAGACCATATATACATAAGGAAAAATAAAAAACATATATGGCTTCAATATGAAGGTAATGAAAGCAGTAGAATAGTCCCACCTTGTTCTACATCTACCGAAGAAAACGATGTTATTTGTTGTGTTGGGTCGTATTTTTAAGAATTACTATTTATGTTTTCTTCTATTTCCGCGTTGATTTACTAATGTAGAGTGAGTCAGTTGTGACCTGGTCGCGGACGATGAGACGTTCAATACTATCGAGCCTCTCAAGTAGGTGTGGCTTGTTGATATGTTCAGCGAGTGTTTTAACATTATCCACAATATTATTGATACGCAGTATATTGCGAATGAAAGTCCCTTCAAATATTTCACACTTCTTATGGACTTCGAGAATGTCGCGTCCACTCGCCCACAAGTAAGCCGCTTCAACAAAATCCAGGTGAAGCTTCCAGTCGGTTCCAATACTGATTTTGAGTTCATCTTCGTAGTCTTCAAAATCTTGAGCGCCATACTCTAGATTACTGATTGCCTGAGCGACCTGGTCTGGAACACCAAGTGTTTTGAGAGTTGCCCCTTCACCGGATTTTTCAGGAATGAATGTCGCCAATACGGCTACAATCTCAGGTGCTGTAAGTGGGTCGAGAATATCGCTCAGTAGCAGTTCAGTAAGCGTAATCTCATTACACTCAGAGATTTCACTAGCGAGAATTCCGCGCACGAGTATCTTGGGGTTCTCGGGGTCGCTATTGTCGATGTAGTTGTTATCGGCGAGATAGTTCATTACTCTTTCAGTATCGTCGTTGAGGTATGACCTCAGTTGATTGATGCCAGCCTGGATGCAGATAATGTCTCTGGATTTATCAAGATAATCTTTATAAGCCGTGTAGTTCTTTTCGAAGTCTGGAATATCCTGCGCAGTTCTGTTAAGGCGAGCAAGTTCCTTACGCCACTTGTTATGGCTAAGTTTAGCTCCCTTCAGGTATGCTTCGTGGTATTCCATAATAGCAGGCAACTTGTCGTTGGGAATAAGTAGCCTATTTTCTCCTTCTGCCTTAATCTTTTGGAATTCCAGGTTCTTAATACGCTGGTCGTTATCTACTTCAAGAAGGCTCTGATTCATAAAATCCCTTACATTAAGCTCTGCGTCATCGTTGCGAAGAAGCTTCAGGATGAATTGATACGACAAACGGAACTTGCTTTCAATACAGGGGCTCTTGCCTAGCATCATACCCTTGAGTTGTGGCTGAAGCATGAGGTCATCAGTAGGAAGAATAATTACAGTTCCAAACTTGTCAAGTCCTCTTCGTCCAGCTCGCCCAGCCATCTGGAGGTATTCATCGGTGCGAAGATAGCGAAAGTCGCCATTTGAGTATTTACTCAGTTTTGGGAAGATAACAGTCTTAGTAGGCATATTCACACCCACCGCAAAGGTTTCAGTTGCGAATAAGACTTTAATAAGACCCTTTGCGAACAGTATCTCGACCACCTCTTTCAAAACAGGAACAAGACCCGAATGATGATAGCCAATCCCCTTCTGGACGAGAGCGCGAATCTCGTGATACTGTGGAGAGCTCTGGTAGGTTTCCCTATGATTACGCATCTCGAAATCAAAGATGCTAACAATCTCCGCGATTTCCTCGCTCGTAGTAAGGCTACGATGAACCGACTTCGCTAGTCGCTCACACTCTTTGCGAGAAAAGATGAAGAATAGGGCAGGCACTAGTTGATGTTCTGTAAGATACTTGAGGAAAGGGTTAATAATTTTGGAAATCTGTAGTTTCTTGTAGTTCGCCTTAATCTCGTTGTAGTTAGTGAACTCACCCTTGCTGGAGACAATCTTGGTAAGGTCGTGCTCGGAGTTGTCGAATGGCGTATAGAAGTAGTGCTCCAAGGGAACCACACGATGGCTAGTTGGAATGAGGCAAGTTGGCTTCTTCTTGATTTCTCCTATCCAGGAAGCAAAGTCGGCAGCCTTATCAATAGTAGCCGAAAGCATAATGAGAGTTATGCGAGGCGGCATAAGAATGAAGCACTCCTCCCACACTTTTCCACGGTCTGGGTCGTTGATGTAATGGACTTCATCAAAGATTACCTTATCTACTTCCTCGATGTCCACGTGGGTGGATTGCTTCTGGTAGAGAATGTTCCTAAGAATTTCAGTAGTCATAATAACACACTGTGCATCGGGATTATATTTAATATCGCCAGTAAGAATGCCTACGTCGGGGAATTTCTGTGAGAGCTCGAAAAACTTTTGATTAGAGAGAGATTTGATTGGTGATGTATAAATTATTTTCCTGTTCTTCTGGAGACTATCTGCTATACCAAATATTGCTGGAACTGTTTTACCACTACCTGTGTGCGCTGTAACTAGAACATTCTCCCCTCGTTGGATACGTTCAATAGCATGTCGCTGAAATGAGTCCAGGGGAAATCCTGGTTCATATGGACTACTAGAGAAGTCGCCAGTATGGGGAGTGTCCAACACACGAAGATATTGCGATTTGGTTTGAGTTGCCATTATACAGTCTAGTCTTATAATACTATAAGTGGGGTTTTTCTAAGTCAATTTTGATACAGTATTTATCTTTAGTAATTCTTAGTAATTCTTAGTAATTCCAGTTGCTAGGTAGGTCATAAATACAGGAGGTATATTTTTTATGTATATGATACATCATCACTAGTAAAGGTAATTGTAGTAATCTTGCCTTTGATAAAAACGCAAGTGTTTTATTTGGATGCGAAGTTATTGCGGATAATGCCTTTTCAAGATTAGCATTTAATGGGTCTACTTGAAACAAGTTGTATGCTTCAAGGGCGAGTGATACTATTATCATAATAATAATAAGGAGTAATAATTTAGGTCGTGTTTTTCTTTTTAATCCATATTGTGGGAAGGCATGAAATTCATCGCTCTTTTCAATTGGTTCTTTTGTTAAGTATATCATACCCATTAAATATGGAATAATAAACATTAAGGCTAAATAATAGTATTTAGGTATTTTTTGAATTATATATGAAACGCTTGTGCCTATCTTTCCAAAAGTAGCTAATTCTAGTATT